GGAGTACTCATATCCCTCATTGGTGCTGTTTCCCCAGTTAGCAGCACCAACTTTGCGGCACTTGACTAACGCTCCAGAAGCATACGCACTTGGCCAAATCTTATAACGTGACTTTACTTTATGGTAACAAGCGTCTTTCTTCTCATTGAGTTGATCTAATTCATCTCTCCAATTTGAATACGATGCAGACACTATTTTTGCTTCACCACTTCTATTTGCATTTGGATCTTCTCTACGCTTTTTCTTTGCCCTTCTTTCTCTTTCATCCTTACTCATTGCTGCGCGATCATCTGGATCTCTACAAAATGGTTTTGTTGTCTGTCCTGGTTGCTTGGCACAAGGTTTTCCATCATATTTACCACCTGTTTGAACCCAACCACCATCGTCAAACCATTTATCTAATCTACCTTTATAATCTTTAGATTTGATTCCATCAGTTGCTTCACTAACATCACCACTCTCTTCATGCTCATCATCTTTCATAAGATCGCCATTAGGCATTACATGATGACCCTTTGGTACAGATTTACACTTTTTATCTGTCTTGCACCAATACTTACCTTCACCACACTTAGTTTTTTCTTCGCCCATATATGATGCTGCAGCATCAGTGTTATGCTCAGTATCTGTTATTTTTGCTTGAACCCAAGCAGGAATATCTCTTTCCTTTTTACCAAGTGCTTTTCTCAATTTTCTGATGTTTTCCTCAGATTTTTTTAACTGAGTTTGTGCCATCGACACTTCATGATCTTTTCCTTGCTCTTTTGCTTCTTGCATTTCCTTTTTACGACCCTGACAATGAGCACGCTGAGAAAACCCTTCTGGGTTGTCGCAATTAATCGACTTTTTATATTTCTCAGACCAACCCATATTTCGCAGTAAACTATTCTTTACTATTTAGAAAACCTTGTTTGAGTAACTTTGAAAGTTCTGATGTTGATCCGACAAAGACTGCATTATTTGTAACATTGTTTGTTGTTTTTACAGTGTCCTCCTCAACATCTTTCAATTTCTTTTGAAGGTCAATTAATTTATCTGTTGTATCAGCGACACTTTTAATTAGTTGACCAGCAACCTCATAAGCTCGCGGACTACCCCCTTCCCCAGCAAGTTCCATAATTCCATTGATAGCCTCTTGACCCTTTTCTATCAAAGAATATAAGTTTGCACGAGTGTATTCATAATCCTTTGTAATGTCATTTTTAACATCTGGATTATGTTTTTGAATGTTTGTTGAAATAGAGTCAACTTCAACAATACTACTCTCAACATTTAGAGCATTATCAATAGCATCAAATTCAGACATAAGAATCAAATATCAGATTGTTGTGTTGGACTATAAGACTTAGAATCTCCAAAATATTCCCAACTTTCACTAAATCCAAAATCATCTCCCGGATCTGCATCAATAGGATCGGGAACAACTGTGTATCTCATTTCTCTCTTAGCAGTTGTTGTATCAGTATCTGCATATTGATCAACAATAACTTTTTTGATGAGACCTTCGGAATCTTCTGCAATTGGACCGAATAGATATGTTTTTGCAGTAAATTGTAGTTTATATATTAATGCTCTTCTAGATGAAAAATCTCCTTCGTAATCATCTTGAAAGGTTACACTATTCAAAACAACTGGAATATCTCTCTTTTCTCCGATAGACTCTACTAAATCTACTGTTAAATTAAATGATGGTTGAAAATTTGGTAAAATTTGCTCTACAATCTGTAAGGCATCATCATTAAGTTTGCATAATATTGCTAATTCAAATCCAATGTTATATGGTACAGGCATAAAAACTTTCTTCATTTTGTTGTCGCCAACGGCTCTGAAGGTCTGCGTTATTCCTGCCTTTCTTGTAGCGTCATAGCTAATGGTCTTCATTTCAAAAGACATTCTGGGCAGAGTAATTTGAATCGGCTTATTCAGATCTGCCTGCTGTTCAAGTCTCGCCAAAAACTTTTGAGTTGGTCCATAAGCCAATGGAACTTTCATATCACTAATTACTTTAGTATCATTTTTATGCTTGATATGAATATCATTAAAAAGAGTTCCAAATGAAATTATTGTCTTTCTAATAATTTCGTGATAGTGATAAGTTCCTAGCATTAATAGTTACCAAAGGGATTTGATTCTGAAAAATCTAAAATAGAGTCTGCTTCAAACTCAATCTCTTCATTTTGTCTGTATTTATCTATAATTGTGTTTGCAGCAGAGACTTGGATTTGATATGATGCTCCAGATTTAGATCCAACAATAAGTTCTCCAGGAGCAAATGTTCCGGAGTAAATACCAACCTGAAGGGTATTATCCCCTTTATTCCATCTCTTAACATATGCTGTAGTTCCAGATATTGATCCAGTAACAATTTCATTTCTCCAGTAAGTTCCAATTCCTGTTGTTGATGCTGCACCTATGGTTATTGATGGTGTCGTTGTATATCCTTCTCCAGGATTTATTAATCTAATATTGGATACCGTACCTGCAGCACTTACAAGTGCTGTTGCAACTGCAGTAACACCAACTCCTGGTCCACCAAGTGCAATTGTTGGTGCGGTAGAATATCCAGATCCACCACTGTTTACAACAATGGATATTACTCCTTGAGAATTTGGTAAAGTATTAATAGAACAAGTTGCAGCAGCTCCTGTTCCACCACCACCACTGATAGTTATCGTTGGTGCAACTGTGTAACCTGTTCCTGCGTTTGTGAGAACAATGCTCTCTATTGATGTTACAAAATTTCTTGTGGTGGTTATCGCTACAGCCGTAGCAGTTGTGAATCCAGATGGAGGTGATGAGAAAGTAACTAATGGTGTGCTAGTATATCCAGATCCATCATTATTAAGGAATATTTCTCTAACATAACTACTACCAATACTAACAGTAGCAGTTGCCGTTGTTCCACCGGAGAAAAGACGTAGATCCAGAATATCTCCAGTTTGATCTAAGACATCACTAATTTCTTCAACTGTTGTATCAACAACTTCATCTTCGTATTCAAAGAGTTCACATTTTAATTCGTAAACATAATTTTTTCCCAATTGATAAAAAGGTTGTTCATGCTCTACAAATTTAACTTCAAATATTCTTTGTCCAAGAGGAAAATAAATTAAATCTCCTTCTCTAGGTCTTGATGCAACAGTGATTTCATCATCATCCATATCTTCGAGAAAGACCGCAATGAAATCCTCAAATCTTTCTCTTGATATCGTTAAAGACAGTTCATCTCTAATACTGACACCAAATTTTGTCATGATGTCTCCTGCTCCACTGTATCCATCATAATTATTAATATACGCCTCAAGCAAGAAATTGTCGTCAAATTTTGATGATTGAATTTCTTCTATAATAGATTGCTTTCTAACAAATTTTCTTGGAATATAAGTTACTTCAACACCATAAATTTTGAGTTGCTCATTAATCAACTCTTGAACTAATCTTTGTTCTCCATGAGAACCTTGAAGAAAGAAAGGATTTAAAGCCATTATCCAATAAAATCGTAAGGGGGAAGTTCATAATCCATAGCCATTCTTGATTTAATATCTGCTAATTCTTTTTCTGCATCATCATAAATTTGTCTTCCGTTCAATTCAATTCCTCCAGGTAATTTGACTCCATTAAATTTAATCAAATTCTGACCCCATTGACGTTTAATTAGTGCAGTCAAATATTTTTTCAAGAAACTATCGTTATAGACACCAGTGAATGATGTTGGATCTAAAATCCTATAACAATCTATGATTATATAATCATTTGGATTTTGTGCTTTCCAATCAATATCCAAATATAATCTATTTTGTCTTTTATTAAATCTAACTTGTTTTTCTGGTGTTAGTAGAAAATCAATATCTTCCAAATATGTTTTAACCATTGCATACTGAAGAAGTTCAACTGAATTGAAATAGTACAGATCATTTAAAAATAATTGATACTTAATACTAAACATTCCCCCAGATATTGAACTAGTATCAAACTTAAATATTTTTTCAATACCAATCACAGAATCTGGAATTTGAATATAATTTGAAGTTTCGTAGAAATTAAAAGTAGTTGGTGATCCGTTTATTGTTGATGTACCAGTTGTCGTTACAATACCTACTGTATTTAAGCTTCCGTCTTCATTTGTTGCTTTTCCCCTATTAATATCTTCCTGACTTATTTTGTATTTCAGATACATTCTTTCTACACCATCAAAATGTCTCTCTTGGAAATACTGGAGAGCATCATCAACCAAATCATCTATTTGGTCGTCATCCACGTTTATTTCCAAAACTGGAGCACCCAAACGCCTAAGGCAATAGTCAATCAGTTCTTGGCGTGTTGATGGTTTTGCCATTAGAATTCCTCAGAAGAATTATCCGATTTTGTTGTTTTACGTGTGGTTTTTGATTTTAAATTATCAACCTCAGAGTTTAGTGTGTTTACTTGACTATTCAATTCTTCAATTGTTTTGTTTAAAATTGATTGTCTTGCTTCTAGTGCTATAACCTGAGAAAATAATTCATAAGCTTTCTGTTGGTATGATCCAATTAAAGCCTTATACTCTACTTCAGTCATACTGTTACAAAAAAAGGTAGGACTACTCCTACCCATATTTATAATTTTTATTTAAGGTATTTAGAATGTTCCACCATCAATGGTGATGTTTTCTAAGAATCTTTCTGCCCCTGTACAAGAAATAACTTGAGATTGTCCAGCACAATCATTGACCCAAAGAGAACCAATTTCAAATCCTGCATATGTTGAAGATGTAATTACGCTAGTAGTCTCACTCAATTCCGAACTTGCTACGACCCTGCTAACAGAATCATCCCAATAAATACCTGCCTTTTTAGCACTACCACTGAAATAGTGGAATATCATACCAACATCAATGTTTGCATCAGACGTTGGTGGAACAAGACTTCCGCCACTATTAATCAGACCAACTTCAATTAAACTATCTTCAACCAGGAGAGTTTCTGTATTTACTTCTGTGCGAGAACCTAAGACAGTCAGATTTCCAGTAACCGTTAAATCGCTCGCAATACCAACATTACCAGTAGAATTGGAAATTGTGATTGATGTAGTGCCATCTTTTGCTTTAAGGTTAGAGGCTTCAAGAGTAGTAACGTCAATGGTATTTACTACTGTAAGTATATTAGAAGCAAACGTTAAATCTGCACTATCAGTAATCTCACTTGATGCACCAGCAAGAAGAACTCTGGTATTTGTGAGATCTGTCAATACTATATCATTACCAGAAGTAACCGTTAAGTTATCATCAACAGTGACTGTACCACTATTTGAATCGAGGGTCAATCCCCCAGTTACCGTATCAATCTCATTATCACCAGTTACTCCGATTTGAATATTATCAATCGTAGCACCGCCATTAGCATCAATAGCGCCTGTGAACGTTGTAATACCAGAAATACTTAGATTATCATCAATTATGGTAAAACCACCAGCAGAATCAATGGTTAGATTTCCAGAAGAAGTATCAATCTCATTGTTATCAGTTATTCCAATTTGAATATTATCAATTGTAGCGCCACCGTTTGCATCAATAGCTCCTGTAAATGTGGAGACTCCAGATACCGTTAATTGATCATCAATGATGACTGTTCCACCAGCAGAATCAAGAGTTAAATCTCCAGATGCAGTGTCAATTTCATTTGCTGCAGTGATTCCAAGTTGAAGTCCATCTGCAACAGCACCAGTTGCAAATGTACCTACACCAGAAAAGTTTGCGTGTCTCCATCTTTTCGGTGTTGTTCCCTGACCAATATCAAAACTATCGTCTAAGTTTGGTATTAAATTTGAAATAAATTCACCAGCAACATTAATATCATCTGTGTCCGCATCACCAAGATTAATTGTACCACCACGGAAAGTTGCAACACCTACAAACTCAGAGTATCCACCTACATGAAGATTTTGTTTAACTGTGAGATTTTTAGCAATTCCCACACCACCATCAATCTGAACAGCACCTGTGTTTTCATCTCCAAGTGTATTATCAGTTGTATTACTGAAGGTTGTTATTCCAGAAATATCTACAGCACTAGAATTAATATCTAAGTTTGTATCACCAATTGTTGTGATGCCAGTAAGAGTAGCATTTACTAAAGATGGATTAGTTACCGTTGTTGTCCAACTTAGTGTTCCTGTTCCATCATTTCTTAAGAAAGAATCTACTGCACCTTGAGTTCCAGGAAATGTAAAAGTTACTGCAGCCCCTGCTATGTTCCCGGGAGCCGCCAGAGTGATATACTCTGTTCCGTTTCCGCTACCCTCTACAAGGTTAACTCCACTTCCAGTAGAAGTTCCTTCTTTAGTCCAATATCTATGGGATCCAAAGAATTTATTATTTGCTAATTGATTATCTAATCCAATATAAAAATCATACTTGTCAGTCGTAAAACCAGGCTCGCCTGCCTTCAACGCTGGCAAATTACTAAAGGCACCTCTTTTAAACTGTAATACAGGAGTAGCCATTTCTTACTATTTACCTTTACAGTTATTTATTTGTTTTTATATCTTATATTTTAAAATAATCCACCATCAAAAGCATCATCATCAACACCATCTGCCAGGTCTACCACATCTTCTGGTAAAACATGAATATATTCTGCATTAACAGAATCCCACATTAATAGAGTTCTATTTCCTCTAGCATTAGTATCAACATCAGATGCAGCTCCAATACTAAAAGAAGCTGCTTTATTTGATGATATTACTTTAACAGCATTTCTTTGACCTACTCTAACTCTGATGTTTGCCATTAGCGGGTTGCTCCTTGGGTTACTAATGCCATACCTTCTACAACTCTATCTCTAACTCCAGAAGAATCAGTCAAAAGAACATCATATACATAGCGTCCAGGTTTGAGAGTTGCCGTTTGTGTAGTTGATAATCCAATCTGAATTATCCCTCCAGCAGAGCTGGAAATTGTGCTGGTAAATGTAGTTACACCTGTTGTACTTCCAGGATGCTTTCTCATCTCAGATTTAATTGTATAATCAGTTAAATTCAAAACAGAATTAGTATTTACATCTTCTAATGTAAATGATTGTGCAAAAGTAGTTCCTGTATTAATGATAATGTTACTGACGTAAACTGCCATCTCTCAATTATCTTTAAAACTATTTATGCCGCGTTAAAATTGTTGAGAGCAAAGGAAGAAATAACCTCTTGCTGCTTTAAATATAATTTAAAGTATGATTTTGCAAAAGTTCTCAGTTCTTCAAAATTTAACTCATCAATCAATCTAGAATGTATTTCATACTCGAACATCTTATTGACTGACTCTAACTCAATTTTGTCTGGGTCCATTGATAATCTCCATAAGTAGGGATTTTATTTCATTGATATCTTTTTTTAGACCTTCTATTTCTTCTTTTTGATTTTTTCTTTCAGACCTGAGTCTAACATATTGATTATAACTATTTGTATCAGTATTAACAATAGCACCTGATTCCTCTCGAAATAGGTGCTTATGTCCTTCAACTCTTTTCATATCAAGCAAGTGCAATAACTCTCAAGTCTTTAAATCTAGGTGTCTTTGCTTCATTAGTTCCACTCATAACGATTTTAATTTTGAATCCAACAAATTGTTCTAGTTCATCAATACTAAATTGATATTCAAGATATTCATCATCTTTACTAGATGGTACAAAGGCATCAGATCTTCCACTATTTAGATTTTCGTCAATTACTGTATCACCATAACCATCACTATCAGTATCCTTCAAATTATCATAACCAGGGAACAATTCAAATGTCTGCTCAATATCTGCAGAATCAGCTCTGAACAGTTGATACAGAACTCTAAAATCAGCTGATGAGTGCCTGTAAGCACCTAGAATGACCTTCAGAGAGGTTGCTGGTTGATCTAAGGAAATCTTTCTACTTACGTAGATAGAGTTGTGTGGGTCGCCTTCTACAGCATTAACATCGCCATCATTTACATAATCAGAAATAGGAGAATTTAATCTATTTCTTCCACAAATAATAGCAGCATTTTGAGTATCAATTACTGGAGACAAATTAGAGTCTGTTGAATTCAAAGTTAATCCAATAGTAAATGATTTATTTTTTGGAAGATTTGTTAATCTTTCGGTTTCATTTTTTTCAGATGCAACCAATCTTGTTGTTGAAAGGTCATTCTCTTGATTTATTTCTACAGATTCATATCCTTGATCAATGAAAGAAACTTCAGATCCACTAGAACTAGTTCCAGATACTGTTCTTACCTGAGCTGAAACTGTGGTGTTTTGTCCAGGAGTTATAACATTGAATTGTGGTAGTAAAGTATTAAACTGAATGTTTCTTGTTCCAGAAGCATTACTACCACCAACACTATTTTCATCAGTAAAACTTAGTTGTGAATCGCCAGAAACTCTAGAACCTCTACTAATTTGTAAGTGGTACTTATCTGTAGTCTTAGCACTCTTCAGTGCAGAATCAGTAGGAACATTGTGATCAGTATTAATTCTGGTCAGAGATATTCCATTTAGTTCATATGGATAAACTCTATCACTTATATTATGAGATCTTATAAGAGATCCATCAACTCCTCTGCTTGAAATACCAATTATTCCGGCACCTCCAGATCCAGCTGTAATTCCACTATAGTACATGATCTCTCCATTAATTTTCAAATATCCACTGGTAGTAGATATCCCTTCAAATGTTGCAAATATAGATGTGTTTGCAACAGAGATATTTGTACTTGTAATTCCAACCGCAGCATCAAGTGTTGTTGGAATTGTATTTGGATCAAGATTTGCTAATCTGACGACATTATTGTCAGCGTGCATACCATGATTATACTGAGTAACCTCAATAACTCTTCCATCATACAAACCACTAATTGTATTTGATGATGTAATATCAGTGCTGGAATAAGAAACGGCAGTCGATCCAGAATAAACAACAAGATCTTGACCTGCTGTAAACTCTTCTCCTTGAACATTCGTTAGATATAACGTATCAAATCCATTCAAGGAACTTACTGTAATCTGTGCCCCTTTACCTTTCACAACACTTGATGTAGTGATTCCAAGAACATCGCCTAAAACATATCCATTACCAACATTGGTAATTGTTGGATTTCCTGTCAATTGTCCACTTGAGAAAGTTACAATTCCAGTAGCACCTGTTCCAGATCCAGTTATAGAATAGAAAGAAACTCCAGTAAAGGTTCCGTTACTGTATCCAGCACCAACCAAAGTATTTGATAAGGTGCTTATTCTTCCACCGACTTGTTCAATATACCCATAAGGACCACTAGAGGAAGTAGTATCACTTACTTTTCTACCAACCTTCAAAACATCATTAAGTGTTGTTGTAGTCGTAATACCTACCTTTAACTTTCTTGGAAGGGTTCTTACTGGATTATCAATCAAATCAGAAGAAGAATCTTCAGTATCTAAGGTTGGATTATAGAAGTATGCTGTTCCAGTTTTTTGAGTGAAGTTTGCTTTATAAAGTTTAAACTTAAGATCTTCAAATTGGTTGGCTGTCCAGATAGTACCATTTTGAGATTTGAAGAGACTTCCGCCAAGATATTGTTTAGTAACAATAACGCTTTCAGCATCTGGAAGACTTGTAGTATTAACAGTCTTCTCACCCATTCTACCAATCCAAACTTCATAGTTATCTGAGAAAGGTGAAAGTAAAACAAGAGCGTATTCAACTCCAGGTTGCAGATAAACCGGTGATGGGAATTTTACGTTTGTCGCCACACTTGCATCATTAGATGTTGTAATTTGTGATGGGTCAAGAGTAACTCTTGCAAAATCATCGACCAATTGATCTGTAGGAGTTCCCAATTCTACAGTTCTAACTTCTACAGTAACTTTTTGATTTTCATCTTTGCTTGCAAAGAACAAATCAACTGAAGTTAAGAATGCTCCTGTTTCATCTACGGTAAATGTTTGGGCAAGTGGATCTTTTCCTCCACCTCTTTGTGGCGCGGGTGCTGGTGGTGGTGGGGGTGGTCTTCTTACAGTTACTCTAGTCTGTCTGTAAGTATCTACAATACCACTTGTAGCATATGTAGTTTGCCCTCTACTAATTAAAAGGCTTCCTGGTAGTGGATCTGAATTTGTAGAGCTTGAAGTAAGTCTAAATGTTTTTGTTCCAGTTCTAAATCTGAGAGGAGGTGGTGGAGATGCTAATGGGTTCCTAAAGAAGAATGAACCACCAACTTCACCGAATGTATCAGTTACAACTCTAATGTTAGATACTGTTGCTTGAGCTCCACTTGTGGATCCAAGAAGGGTCATTCCAACGGTAATATATCCATTATATCTACCAGAAACTTCATCAGACAAAGATTCAACATCATGATTTAATATTGAAGATGATTGTGAATATGAAATTGGTAAAGTTAAACTTGTGTTATATGGATTTAAAGAATATGTTGTTGTTGGATTATTATATGTTCCTGTTTTATGATTTGGTTGAATAGCTCTTGTTGAGAAGAATCTAGTTCCACCAATAAATCCATGAACAGTTTCTCCAATTTCAAAAGTACCAGAAACCATTTCAATTTCAATTAATTTCGGAATGATATCAATTCCACTAGTACTATCAAAGAACGAATAGTATCTTGTGAGTGGTTTTAATCCACCAGCAGCAAAAGCTACGTTTCTAGAACGAATATATTCATCTGGTGTACTGGAAATTTTAATAGTTTCTATGTAGGAACCATCAAAATCCCCTGTAATTGTTCTAGATCCACCATCAATATAAATGTTTCTTACCCAGTTATCAGAACTTGGAGAAAGTTGAACTACTCCCCTATATTCAATCATGTTGAATGGATTAACATTTTCAACTCTTGATGCTAATGGTTGTTCAATCCATCCTTTTTCTGCATATTTTAAAGTAATTAGATCTCCAGTTTTTTGAACATTTGGATCTAACAATTCTAAATTAGACGAGAAATCTGCTGTTTCAGTATTAGTAGATGAAAGAAGAGATATTTCTGGTTTGAATGAATAAAAGTCTATTGGCGTGATAAGTTCTTGATTTGCGGTGTCAATATCAACTTTACTTAAATTACTATCAAGTCTCGAAACATCTTTGAAATCATCTACAAAGAATCCTGATTTGAATCTATCAAATCCATCAGAATCTCTAACCTGGAAAGTCTTGGTATCAAGTTCGAGCAGTGAGAGTGATGTTAAAGTTTCAAGTGTTGATACCCTATCATCAATCTTACCAATATCTCTCATTGTATATCTTCTATTATCCACAATGCTTATCTTTACATCATTCGTATTGTACAGATAAGCTGGATACTCGATGGTGGCAATATCCATTGCCTCTTCGACGTTTGTTGGTGTTTTTGGATTGAGTGCAGAAACACCTTTGATAACACTGAAGTTTCCTAATTTATCTAAAACTATCTTATCAATTCTTGGAAGATAGTAGTCGTATCCTATTAAAGAACTTTCGGATGGAGTGACTATTGTGGAAGTAAAACTTCTACTTGTATAGTCAAATGGAGATGCTGTTGTTGATGTAAATGTAGATACTCTTGGTCTAAAGTCCAAAGTATCTGTAGATCTTACACCACTTGGAAGAATAGGAACATCATTAGTAAATCTCTCATCAGAATACGAGTTAACAGTGAATACATCACCACTATCACTTGTTGGTACAGTATAATAGTTGTAGATTACTAAGAGTTTGTGTGATGGAATGTATCCATCATTTTTTCTAACAATTCTCGAATAATCCAAATAGTCTTCTCTATGACCTTTATCGAGAGTATACTTATTGGTAATATTTTGATAATTTCCAAAAGTAATTGATTGAATAGTTGATGAAATGCTAGATTCCTCAAAATCAACTACTTCACCAATTGTAAACTGTTTGGAATTTAAATATACAAATTCAATAACTGTAGATGAAGATCTAGTAACTATCTGTGCAATTGCACCACTGGTTTTTCCTTGAATTTTTTCACCAAGAACAGAATTTATATCTAAAGAAAGACCACTTGGGAATTCTAAGGAGTCTAAAGATGGTGACGATGAGTTTAATGACTCGTAAATAGCAACAACATTAACAACATCAGGAACATTGAGTGAGATTTCTTTGTCTTCTACTCTTGTGCCGTAGTAATAGCTAGTGGTCAATCCAGAAGTGCTTGTAGATACTCCGGATAAAGTATTTGATATGGTTATCTTATTGCTTCTAGTGAATTCTTTTGTTTTGCTCCTAATACCAATTTTTTTGACTGTTGTGTTTACAACAACATTACTTTGTGATGCTTGAAGTCCAGTAAATGTAATTTGTCCGCCGCCACTGTCGAGAGTAAATTGATCTGATGATAAATCTTCTATATCTCCATTACTATAAATTATTGAATATTTTTCAGAATCAAAACTATCAAATAAGGCACTAGTAATTCCAACAGATGAAATTGGAATTACTAATTGTCCACTTGCATCTGTTGTCTCACCTGTTATTTGCTTCGTAAGAACAAGATTGGAATTTGCAAGATCTACAGAAGATACATTGTCGGATGCTATTTTCGAATAAAGACCACCCTTATTCTTAGCAATGGGAACACCAAAAGAAAAAGTTGCGGTAGTATTTGATGCAGGAAGACTTCCAGAACATACATCAGAAACTGAAGTAACTGAAACGACCGTCATTGATGATCCGTCAGATGCTACAGCAGAAACTCTATTATAAGTTTCTGTGCTAAGACCGGCAATTTGATATCTTAATATACTACCGACCTTAACTCCAGCAAATGACTTTCCTGGAGAAGTAACAGTTCCTCCAGTGGTGACTGTAACGGTATCAGAAACTCCAAAAGTTTTTGGTAACGCTCTCTGTAAAACAGTATCTGCAACGAAGTCAACCGAATATCCGCTATAAGAACTAGTGTCTTGATATACAGATTTAATATCTTCAATACCATATACTGTTGTATTTTTTACAGATCTAGATACTTCGGTTGTTCCATTGATTAAAAGTTGTTCACCATCAATAAAAGTTCCTGAAGTTTGTCTTAGTGTGACTACAGTTCCAGTATCCAGAGTGAATCCAGATGCACCACTACTTATACCCTTAATATAAGATCCTACAGGAGCCTGTGCAGATGTTAATTCTTGGTTTAAGGTTAATGAAGTATAGGTTTGAACATCGAATAGATAAAGATCCCACTCAGTTGTAGCATCTGCATATGCAGCATCAGTTAAACTGAATGAATACAATCTTGCTTTACCAATTAATGTTCCAGTACCAGAACTGTTTGAAGATTTTCTCTGATTGTATAAATCTACAGTTTCTATTGTATCTGTTATTTTTGGAGTTCCAAAAACATTATTAACTCTTACTAAAGTTCCAAACTCAAATGGAACCAAGGAGTTTTCTACAGTTTGAGTATCTCTTGGTTTTTCTACATCTAAAACTGTTGTCCCTACAGATTCAATATCATATCCCCTAACGTATGCTTTTCCTGGTGATATTTTTACTGCTACTAAATCCTCTGAAGGAGTATTTCCTTGATCAGTAATTTGTCCGGAGGAAAATACACCTTCATTCGATATACCATCATTCAAAGACTCTTTTACTTCAACACCAAATTTACCTACTGAGTAATCTCCAGACTCTTCATATGTTCTTTTTGCAAAGTAATCTCTAATTAAATTATAGTTAGACTTATCTTGTAATTTTTTGATTTCTCCATTATCAATTCTAATTAATTCAATAAAAGAAGTATCGGTAAAATCATTTAAACTTTTTTTGGATAGAACTGCAGAAATTTTTAGTCTATCGGCACCAGGTGCTGCATAATTAGAAAATCCTCTAGCATTATCGTACAAAGATCCATCATCTTTGGCGGTTACAAGGTCTTCAATAATTGTAAGACCTACCCTGTAAGAAGGACTTCCACTATATGGATCAAGAACTAAAGTATCTTCAGATACATTAACAAATGTTCCTCTAATAAAATATACGCCATTTCCAATAGAAACTGCTGATCCTCTAGCGCAAGACTGTTGTGAGATTAAAGTAGCTACACTTTCTCCCTCACTAACTGTTGTATTGCCATAGGTAAATGCTTCTTCGGTTAAAAGAACTTCACCATCTACAAAATATTCTACAGCGTTATTGGTTCCGGAATTTAAATATTTTACAAAAAGAGTGGGACTTTCAATATTATCAACACTAGAAATTGGAGAATAACTATCAACAACCGCTACAATTCCCGATGTTTCGCCCCTAACACGTTTTCCAACCAGATTAGATGCGTATACAGAAACATTGATTCCCAAATGCTCATCATTCAGTTTTACTGAATAATATTCAGAATCATAGTTTACATTTCCGGGGATCACCATCGATCCCTCTTTAAACATATGACTACCAAAAGACTCTATCTGATCTTGCAGTATAGATTGAAGAGTCGTTAGTTCTCTAGCCTGGATTGGAAATCCTGGTTTAAATAAGACCCGATAAAAATTTTTCTCTCTGTCAAAATCATCATAATATGGATTTATATTGAGATTCGTTTTCTGTGGCATTTTTTAAAATTCCAGGATAATTTTAACGTCTTCTTTTTGTCTAGAATTCCTTGAGATTAGAGGACGGTTATCGAGATAAATGATATCTCCTGACCCTTTATTTATCTCAGGTGAAGCAATTCCATTTGTAAATTGACCTCCCAAAGAAATAAGTTTAGATCCAGATGGATTTGTGCTTATTCCTGAGAAGTTAGTATCAATAGAACCAGAAAATCCTCCTGTTCCTGTTACGGCATTGGTGGAGGACTCAAAATCTAAAACTTTTGACGCGGTTGATACGCCAATATAATCTACTGAATCAAAACCTGTTTGATTTAAGAATAAAGTTCTATCTTGAAAATATTTAAGAACATTAGTTTCAGTATCATAAGATGATACAAATCCTTTTGCTTTTGCTGTTTGTCCAGTTATTGTTTGAGATATTCTTTCTCCAATTGATACTGAACCAGTTACTGATGAAAATTTAATTGCACCAAGAGAAGAAAATTCATTTTGAGTGTATAATGTAGTAGATCCAATTGAAGTTGGATTTTTAACAATTCCAATTTGGGAGAAACTTGTATCTATAGGAAAGTCTCTAGTAGAATCATCAAATCGGGCATAAATCAAAACTTTGTCTGCACCAAGTTCTTTGTAAATATCATAACCATGACCTTTTGCTGGTGGAATAATAACTATTAACTCAGATTTTGTGCTAGAATTACTGTTAATAGATCCTAAGTCAACAATTCCATAAGTATATCCTTTTCCGCCCGCAGAAACTATAGCATCAGTAATCTGACCAGAACTATTAACTTCAACTACGACTTTTGCCCCACTTCCATCACCAAGAATGTTTACTTCATGGGAACCTTGTGAGTATCCAGCTCCTTGAGATTCGATGTATACTTTCTTAATTTGATTTTCATTTAAATCAGAATCAGCATTGTTTCTAACTGAAACAATTTGAGCGTTAGTTGAAGAGTCCCAATTAGATGGAAGAGCAATGTATTCAGTAGAATCAAATTTAATAATATCACTTGGTGTTACTGTAAATAGATATTTCCAAACATACCCATCTCCACTACTTCCAGCAGTAGAGGGTTCCAGATCGGTAAATGTTGGTTCATCAACAGAAGCATTTCCAGTTGTGTTGATGCCAGATGCGCCATTATCCAAACAAATATAAACTTTATATTCACTATTCATTACATAATAGTTTGAATCATAAAGTCTAGCAGACTTAGATATCGGTGATAAATTTGATAAACTATAATCATGACGATACAAATCATACTTTGTACCTCTAACCCAATCAATTCTTCTAACAACACGTCTAGCATTATTGGAAGTAACTTTTTTTCCAAACATCATAGCATCACCTACAAAATTATTGTAGTCAATATTATCAGTTGGACTTGGTGTATCCGAATCCCAATTCGTCTTTCTTCCATATCCAGATGTTGTTGGATTAGCTAATCCAACAAAGACATAATATGAGTTTGAGGTATCAGAAACGGAATCTATAAAGTTCGCCGCATTTAATATTCTAAACTGATCTGTTACAATTGCCGCCATCGTAAATAGCTTTTTTCTATATTTATAACTATCCTAGATCCTTTCTAAGACTTCCATTATCTCTCAATCCGTATCCTCGTCTTTGGATAGAAGGGAACGTTGTTAATCCAGAATCAACTGTGAGACCAGTTACTCCTATAGAAATTGGAGAACTGCTCCTAGTAAATCCAGAAAGTCTTCCCCAAGAGAATCTTCCAACATTAATACCAGAGGTTGAAATACCTGTTGTATTTGTTGTTGATAGAATATTGACTGTAATATCTCCAATTGAACCACCAGAACCCAATGGAAGATTAAGTGCTTGAATCTTGTAAACATTATCAACAAATGTGGTTCCGATTCCAACTGTAAAATCATCATGATTATCAATTGATGTTACTCCAGATCCTACATGAGTATCCAAAATAAAAATTGGATATCCAGTATCAAGACCTACAAAAGATGTTGCATTTAAGAAGAACTTAATTGCTAAATCTGTACCAATACCAGCAACTGTGGATATTCCTGTTATAATTCCAGAGAATCCATTAACGGTTGTTATATTTGTTATATTTTCATAAGATACATTGGATGTAGGTGCTAGTACTTGAGGTGGATTTGACTGTGTATAACCAAAACCTGGATTTGTTATTGATATTGGAGTTGTAAGTTGTCCACCAGTAACTGCAATAGTGGCTGTTGCTGTTGTCCCAATACCAATGCCGAGTGCCTTTGGAGCAGAGATAGAAACAGAAACTGAAGATCCAGTATATCCAGATCCACCATCAACAATATCTAAAGATGTGATAGTTCCAGCAGCAGAAACCTGAGCTGTTACAGCAGCAGCAACTGGGTCGCCTCCAGAAACAATCAGAGCATCAACATCATTGATAACAATTACTGATTCATTTTCTTCATAATTAAAGAAATTAGCAT